AGGCCGTAAATTTCTGTGCTGGCGCTTACGCTCATCTGGTTTTCTTCCTTGACTCATTAATAATACTAATGCAGGTATTCAAGTCGGGAATGTCAAAGGGGATGTCAGGCGGCCAATACCCGCACTCAACTAGCAGAGATGCTAGGGAATGTCGGTAAGTGCCGCCTCGGTAGGGTTTTCATCCTCCTGGTCAATCACCTCAAGTGACACCAGTTGCTTAATGAAGTCATCCAACATAAGTGGGATGCCATGAATACCGGCAAGCTTGGCGGCCTCGTGAGCCATAAAAGCTAAGTCCTCCATGCCGATACCATCGGCCAGCTGTGAGGCTTTACGCTTGTACTTGCGTTCCCAGTTGACAATTACCATGAGGTTCGTTTTGACAACTGCTGGGCCGTTGCCCAGGTCTATCTGCATTGTTAGCTGCATTGTCGGCTGCTTTCTTTTTGGGGTTTAAGGCGCTGTGATGTCGCGCGTAACAGTTCCACCCTGGAAGGTGGCCTCAATCATGCTGAGCTCGCCATAGGTGCCATTAATTGGCTGGAAGGATGCAAGGAAAGCATTGATTACTGTGTACTCAGGATTGCTAGCGGATTCGGTAGCGCCTGCAGGTGAGATGGTGATTTCTGTAGTGCCATCGCCAAGCAAATCCCAAAGGGTGGCTTCCACAGAAGATGCGCCATAGGAGGCGTACATCGTGAGCACTACTTCGACCGATTGAAGGCCCTTCACGAACACATGGCCTGCATCTCCAAAGCTGGTGCTTTCCAATGCGTCAAAGCCCACAGTGATTGCCGCCGCAGAAGTTACGGAAGTTAAATCAACCTTGGCCCCGCCAGTGGTTGGCGCCAGGTTTACTGTTGGATTCGTGAGGTATGTAGTTGAGCTGGTAGCCATGTTTTAACTCCTAGGTATTAGGTGAGTCGGGGCACCTGTGCTTTGTAGATTATTGCAGATTTTAACGGTCTTTGTGTGCATCACAGATTCTGTGCTTGCATTCTGATACTGAGGTCATAGGCAGGGAACTCTTGGCCACCGATTGAGGCCAGCGCTGGGGTACCGCTGTTCACGGCCACATTTTTGCCGAGTAGTGCAGCTGCGATTGCAAGCAGTGGGCGCAAAGTGTCCAAGTTGCCTGGGCCTATGCCGATAACGCGAACGGGGAAAGTCATAGTGACAATGTGGTTATTAAGCGCTTCGAAGGATGGCGCATCAATAAAAACGCAGTTGCTGTTTAGGTTCCTGGGGTCTGTTACAACCCTGAGCCCTGTGATGGTTGCCAGCGTGGTGCGCAGGTCATCTATGGCCTCATTGAAAAGGTCTGTGTAAGCCATCAGGCCACCGCTGGGCGGTCAATGCCTAGAAGCTGCTTAACCATAGGAGTAAATGCGTTAGTGGTGATGGCTTGCCCCATCTGGTCAAAGCTTGCGAATTGGTCGATGCTGCCGCGCTGCCTGTAATAAGCCCCTGCAAGCATGATGGTACCGAGGGTGACATCTCCAGAGGGAGAAGTAGCGAGCGCGTCAAAGTAGCCCGCCTCTTGCCTGCGCCGATAGGCGACCTGGCATCCAGCACTAACGCACTGGGCTAAGAATGTGGTCTCATCGGCACTCGGGCTGGTTAAACCAAGCCACAACTGGACTTGCCCGCTATTTACCCATGTGCAGGTCTGGGTATAAACCAAAGAGCCTGGCGGGATTGCAGCGGAACGCTCGAGGTCTGCGCCCTCGTCATAAAACATAACCTGGTTAGGCACAGGCTGATTTGCATCAAAATAAATGTTGCCTTCAGTGTCTGTACCTGTGTAGAGGTACTGGGGCAGGGCGTAAACAGTGTGTGCACCGTTTAGCCCATGCCCTAACCCGCTAAGGGTGATGGATTCGCCCAGAGCAATATCTGTGTTCTCCAGCGTCTGAACAACTGCGTAGTTATCTAGGCGCTGATGAAAAATAACACTGTAGGTAGCCATAGCGGTGACCCGCCTTTCTGACTAATTAAACAGCGGGCCCAAGTGCCCAGCAAGCGTTTTCTTGCATGATGGCACTGGCGAAATAGCCCCTGAAACTCAGCTGGCGACCGAGAGTAGAGGGAACCTCCACGCTTACGCTGCCTTTTTGATTTTCGAACACTTCCATGAAACGAGCGTTTGCAAGGAACAAGTAATCCTTTGCATCGCCTGTGCCACGCACTGCCTGGTCTTTAACCTGGTTAGACACAACAAGCTGCAAGCCCAGAGGGTTGCCGTTCCACTGTGTAACTCCACCTGGCAAGGTGCCGATTCCGTTGATTGGCGCAGTCTGTGGGAAAACTGGTCGCCCCTGGCCGTCCACCAATGAGCCCAATTTCGCCCAGCTCGAAGGACTGACAATGAGATGGGTTGGCAAGTAATTGCCCACACCTGCGATTGCTGCAGCAACACCGTAAAGGTCTGCTACAACTTCTTCTGCATCAGTAAGGTCTGTCACTTCAAAGTTGTTGGCGTCAATGTTTGCAGCCATTGTCGACACTGCTGAATATTCCGTGGCAAGCGCGTATTGGCCTGCAAGGTCTTGCAATACAGCGGTGAGCATGGACGGGTCTGACCAGTCGATTACCTGTTCTGAGAGCAACACGGTGCCCCCGAATGTGCCTTTTGTGACCTGCACTTCTTCAATTTCAAGGGTGCGAGTAGCAAGGCCCGTAAGTTCAGTATTTTGCTGCTCGACAAGTACATGCTGCGCAATGCGAGGACGGATAAACACCTTGCCAAGGGCTGGCATTGAGCGTGGCCCAAGTGCAGAAACGAGAGGGCGCAAAGGGTTGATGTCATCGTACAGAGGCTGGACGATTGGCTCTGGCACCACTGAATCGCTTACAACGATGTCACCAGCTGCTGCGCGAATGTTTGCGTTGAGCTGTGCAAAATCTGCACCGCCGCGGGTCATTGCTGCAAGGTATTCGCCAGGTGATGGCAAACGGAATTGGCGGGTAGGTGCGGCAAACAATGGTGTTGGTGTTGCTGCTTCTACGGTTGTCTCTGCTTGTACTGCGTCCACTGTGTCTGTCTCCTCGACTGGTTCTGGTGTGGGTTCTGTATCGGGTTCCTGCTCGGATGATAACACGGAATCATCAGCCGATGCGAGAACCTGAGTAATTTGGGAGCCTGAAAATGCTGGGGTGGGCACGAGGCTGATTTCTTCCCACTGAGCTTCAGACACAATCATGCGGCCCTGTGCGTCAATGGTCGACTTAATCGGGTTGACTCCAACTGACACTGCATAGGCGCCCATGCCTGCCAGCTCTAATGCGTCATCGGCCATAGAAGTACGGGCAAGCTTTAACGAAGCCAGCATGGCCTCGGGTGTATCTACGGTGTCGGCCACAATGCCTACAACCTTTGTGGAATCGTGGAACATAAAAACGCGGGGTGCGCGCTCAAACTTTAAAGACCCTGGCAAAAATGAAACTTCTGTGCCATCACTGACGGTTGCAAAAACATTGTATGGCACCGCTATTGCGTCTATTTGGCGCAGGCTTTCGCCTTCCTCTGCTTTGACGATTACTTCATCACTGGTAAATCTAATCATGCTCGGTTTTCTCCTGTTTCAGGTTCTTCAATCATTGTTCTGTTTGTGTCGGCATCGTCAATATCGCCCAGATACTCATCAGTGTCAAACTCCACATATGTGCCGTTAGGCAGTACCTGATTACTTGACAATGTGGCAGCGATGCACTCAGCCCACAGCTTTGTTCCAAAGAGCCAGGTGTCCCAGCGAGATTCACGGCTATTTGTGTAGGCGTACGAGCCTGTCGGAACGCCCAATAAATACGGGGGTAACTGGCTAATTTGTGCCATCTGCAAAGCGCTGAATTGTGCGGATTCGATAAGCATCATTTTGTCTGGTGTCGCGCTTGTGGCTTCATAGGAAAGAAACTCATTTAAAGCGGCGGTCTGGTTTGTGCGTCTTGCTGCATTGAATTGAGCCGAAAGGTCTGCAAGTTCCTGAGCGCTAAGAGGCTCGCCGCCAGTCTGTTTCAGAATCCCGCTCGGAATCGATGTCTCAGCATTGCGCGCCCTTGAGGCTTCCACCTTAAGTGCGGTAGCAATCGTGTCGGCGTTTGAATAAATAATGCCTTCGACTGGGCTAATGAATTGCACAACATTCTGTGGGTCAATTTCAAGGCCGTTAAATTCAAGTTCTTGAGCTGGTGCAAACCAAATGTCTTGAGGCATTTTTGGTGAGGAAACCATAGCGGCAGGCAAACGGCTAAACGATGCGGGGAAGCCGTCTGCTGTTCTGCTGGAAATAAAAAGAAAGGCTCTTCCCCAGAAAAAAAGGTCATCAAATAACCAGGCCATGAGGGTTTCGTAAGGAATTGCTGGGTCTGGTCGGCGCAACCAGGAGCGAGGCGCTAGGTCTATATATTCGGTTTCACGGTCTGTTTCGTTCCACTGTTCGCGGTACATCTTTAAAGGCATGGCCGAAATAATGCTGGCGTGAATTGTGCGAGCACGAGCAATCGAAGGCACACGCATAGCCATGTCGCGCATTGCCCCCTGCTGGTAGGTGTAAAACTGACCGACAAGAGATGAGCCCGAATTACCCATGCTGTAAGAACCTGCTGCAGCTGCCTTTTGTGCAGGCGCTGGGCTCATTTGTGCTTTCGTTTCTTTGCGTGTAAATAGAGCCATAGCTGGATTATGCCACATTTCTTGTATAGAGGTGGTCATGCCCTGCCAGAGTCCCGACAGAACTGACAGAGCACAACCAATCTGAGTTTAGCGATTAACGACAACCAGCATAGGTTTACCGCCCTGTTTTGGTCTTGAGGCTAAGGCCGCCGCCCAGATGGTGCAGCGCGCTAATTCGATAGGCCCAGGGCTTCTCTTTGAAGATAGAGCTAAAGCGTTTTGCTGATTAATTGCTACCGCTCTATTCATGTGCTCGGCAAGGTTGCTCTGGCCCATGTGAACGATACGGCCGTCATTAATCATGCCCTTAACTAAACTTGTGTATTTCAGTAGCTCTCCATAGCCGACAACCTTTGAGCGCCGAGCCAGCGCAATCGGTACATGATGCTCAAGTGTGGGGGTGACGGCAAGCATCACCTGGGGATTTTCACAAGACTTAAGCAGGGCCTCTTGCATCTCTGCAAGTGACTGAACCACGAATTCAACCTTGACATGAGCTACGCCGACATCATCCACAGCTGCACGAACAGCCACATAGCGAGAGCCGTCAAGGCTCGAATCTACAGCAATCCAGCCACCCTCTGGGCCTTCAATGTCAGAGAGACAGGCATCCCATTGGCCAGGCTGAAGCCAGCAAGCGTCAGCATTGACAAACTGGTTAAGAGAACCACGCAGAAAAGATGAGCGGTCTGGGTGGTCAGCGTCTAGCAACAGGCTTTCAAGCTCGAGAGTGTGACCTAGTGCGGGGTTAGCCCAGCCCCACCATTTAGTTTCCATGACATCCACCCCAGGTGGCGGACTCCACTCAGCAAAGTAAAAGGAGCCTTGGCGCTTTTCATCTATGAGCTGTAGGCCCTGCTCACGGTAACGAAGCATGGCTATTGAAGCCTCAGTGCCAGCGGTGCTAGTCATCATCATTATTGGCGAGCCCCCAGCTGTGCGCACATTGCGCGCCTTCATCGTGGGTCTAAGGCTGTGAGCTAGCACATTGTCGTCAACAGCGTAAATTTCATCAACCCAAATGAGGTCACAAGATAAACCCATACCAGCAGAAGGCGTGGCCGCCTTAACCAGCCAGCGGGAGCCGTCAGGCATCTCACAACTGTTACGGCCATAAGCCCGCTTCAAAGTAGCGCCAAAATACTCAGCCAAAATAGGTGCCACGATTTCAAACTGACGCACAGCAAGGGTGAGCTCATGCGCTGAATTAACTACGGTCTGGGGCTTGCCCCTCAGTGCAGCAATCGAAGTCATCCAAGCGCCAAGCACAGCCTGGCCAAGTACCGTTTTTCCACACTGGCGCGCCACAGAAATTAAACCTGCACGATTTACCAGGTCACCCGTCTCAGGGTCTGCCTCAAATAATCCGTCAAGCGCGTAGAGCTGCCAATCCATGAGCTCTACCTGCATGTACTTAGAAGCAAACTCTTTAACTAAATCGGCGTAGACAGAATTCCCTTTTCTAATCGTTTCTAATCTGGGCTGAGTCCTGCCGATTCTCGAGTAGTCCTGCTGGTTCTCGCCAGTTCCCGCCAGTTCCGCTTTCGGGGATACAGACTGCAAATGCTTGCTCGGG